TTGAGATAAGGCATACCAATATGTTCCGTCGCACCAAAATTCTACGGTGTTATAGGCTCCGATTGTTACCGTATCGTAGCTATCACCACCACCACCAAAACCGGCGGATACATCGACTTTACCTGAAGCATTATTCGATGTAACATATACGCTAACTCCTTTTAAGGCAGAACTTGCTACCGGCAAAGTTAATGTATATGCGCCATTAATTTTAAAGAATTGTCCGACTCTTAAAATATCTGACTCTGTAATACTATATGTTTCTGCCTTAGTAGTGGCAGTACCTCTTGCATTTGCAACACCATATTTATATCTAGAAAGTTTCATTAAATACCTCCTTAACATTAAGCATTTTTCAGCTTAACAGCTGTGCCGGGAGATTTCTCTCCCGGCCATCGCCATTAATTCGGGTTAATTACGATACTATTGCTCCTGCAAAAGCCCTGAAATCAGTAACAGCTCCGCCGTATTCATGGCGCACCTTGTAACGGATCTGGTCGTAAGTAAACACATTACCGACTGTAGGCTGATCCTGGACTAAAATCTCAGGTTCTTCTTTTCCGTTCAAAAATCCTATTTCAATACCTTCTACATCGCCGGGTTTGGCAGATAAATAATAATTATTCTCATCACCGCGAAGGAACGGACTTTGCTGAACTTCAAATTGGCCTTTCAACGTATTGTTTCCGCCTTCTGCGTTTTCAGGATGCTTCTCCGAATTAGCTAAGGCTAACGCGGTGCCATTTAAAGAACGAGGTACCCAAAGAATAGGTTTCTCTATGGCTAAGAACTGAGTTACTTTCTTTACGCTCACGCCCTGGGCGTGTTGTGCATCTGTAGTCCCGAACATGCCTCTTGCTATGGTCAAGGCGTCTGTAGCCACAACATCAATGCGGACTATTTCTCCGTCTAACCACGCATAATCCCCTGCCTTAAAATACTGGCCTGTGCTACCGGTAACATTCAAAGTTGTTCCGCCAGCAGATAAAGGATTATTTACAACAAGAGATTTGTAACCGAGCTCGCACTGATACCACATATCGTTTAGAAGATCCTGCAGGTTATCGTAACCCAAAGTACCTGTGCGTAAATTTTTATGGGCTGCTACATAAAGCACTGCACTGTCATAGATCGTGGCCGTATTAATACCAGTAGCGCCGTAGCCTAACATTAAATCAAAGACGAACTGATTCAATGTATAACCAGCGGCCTTACCTACTCTTTTCGGTATTCCGGTCAGAACCTTCAGATCATCATCAATAATCATCCTTCTAGTTATGGTGATTAATCCACCCTTGGTGGCAACTGCATATGTAGCTTCAGTATCAGCCGGGAAGCCCAATTCTGGATAAGTCGGAGTTGCAGTATCAATAGGAGTGCCAGCAACTGTACGCGCTGCCTGAACCGTAGGAAGAACGCCGAAACCTCCCCATTGGATCCTTTCCTGCAGTTTAAAATCTTTTATCGGGGTAGTTACCGCAATTTTTCTCCATAACTCCGGTATTGCCCGGTATTCAGGAAGCATGCGCCTTTGCATAGAAAAACCTAAGGCATAAGTAAAACTGCCATCACCTTCATAGGCTTCTTTCAATCTTGCGACTGCTTTCGGGCCTAATATTCCGGTAATCCCGGGATCGTCAGTGTAGGCAACATACGCTTCTCTTAATGACGTAAATCTGTCAATATCCTTATATTTTTCTTTTTCTGTCTCGCTAGGCGTGTAACCTAACATTAAGTCAAGAGAAGCCTGTAACCTTGTAACCGGTTCTCTCTCAACAAAAATACCTTCTACCTCGCCGAAACCTACTATGGCTTTACTTTCTATTAATTGGGCTAATGTGTCGCGTTCAGCCTTAATAGCTTCTTTTAATTCAGATTCTTTAAATATCTTGCTCTTGAAAGAATTTCTGATCTTACCTTTTATCGGCTCAGGAAGATTGCTTTCGCTTAAGGCTAATTCGAGCAATTCTTTACATTCCCTGACTTTTAATTGGTTATCTATATTTTCTAATTTGGCTTCCAGATCTTTATTTTTCTTTTCCATTTCGGCCTGTTTTTTCTGCGCTTCGGTTTGTCCAGCAGCAGCATCGGCCTGAGCCTTAAGCAGTTCTTTCTTTTTCTTTAACTGCTCAGAAGATAATATTTCATCGGGTGCTTTAACTAACTCCTCGTCAGTCATTTCTTTTACCTTAGCTATATTCGCTAAAGCTTTTTCTGCCTCTTCATATTTCTTTTCTTTTATATTTTTAACAATGGCCTCTAATTCGGCGCATTTATCTGATTTCTTATTTTTTGCTTCCGTAACCAATGATTCAAAAATACTGATTACTTCTTCTTCGGTAATATTAGCGATATCCACGCTCTCTAACAATTTCGGATTCCATGCCTTCAAAGATGCGAGCAATTTCTTAAACATTTTTTCACTACCTCCTGTTTGGTTGAGGCTTTCAATTATTTTCAGTAACCCACCGCCAGCCGCAGGTTGAGTTACGAAGTCCGTACTGAAGACTTTACTTATTCCGCTTACTACCGTTACCGGTTGGCCATTCAACATTCTGACGCTAGAAGGACCTTCCGCATTAATTGACAATCCCAGAAAGTTTTTTAAACCTTTCTGCCAGGCATTTATGAGCATCTGCTTTAACTCTTTTACTTTGCTATTTTCTTCGAGTAAATGCAGAGACCCGGTTAAACCAGTAACTTCCCTCCCCTCGATTTTAACTGTTTCGTATTTTACGTTATCGAGGTACCCTGCGGTCTGGAGAGGAAATCCCTCTGGACGAATTTTCTCTATTGATAAAGGAACATGATCAAAATGGCTGTCTTTCCATTCGTAAAAACAAACTTTGGATTTCTCAAAAAGTGGGATTGATTTTTGGAGGGCTTCTTGGGTATAATACTTTCCGTTTTTAGATAGTCCTTCTTCAATAATCATAACCTTCCAAGCAGAACCGGAAGAAGAACTTTCTAAGAAGCAAACTATATTGGTCTGATTTAATTTAATCAATTATTGCTCCGGCTAATTCTTTCGTTATCCTATTAACGATCTCCTTACGTGTTTCTTTATTTCCGGAGTATGTTGCCGGCTCAAATAATATATAAGATATTTTATGCTGCTTTAACCAAGATTTTGCTTCTTCTGGAGTATATTGATGTTTTCCAAATCGGTAGGTCTGTGCTTTCATCGGCGCATTAGCATCACCTTTAGACTTTTGCATTATTAAAGAAATACCCGGAGCTATTTGCTTCCGGGCATACTCAGCAGAATTTTGCGGAAGTGGTTCTGCGACTCTAACTGCGTGTTCATTAGGATATGGCATTAGCACTCCTGTGGATATCCTGTGGATAACTCTATAACTACTTAAAATATATACACATAAAATCTATCTTTGTCAAGTATTATTTTTTTAATGTCCAAAAGTCAGAGTTAATACTCTCTCTTTTTGCGATAAATATTCCTTTAAGTTTATCGCCTGAAAACTCTATTGTTTTCTCTAACTCTGTTGACTCTAAAATAGATACTTTACCTTTATCTAAATTTCTTTCCCAAAGTGGCATAGATGTTGGGTTAAGTTGACTTAAAGGTGGCAAAAATGCTATTACTTTAGATTCACTATATTTATCAAATTTCGATAGTTTTATATAAAAAACTGATTCTTTAAAGTTTTCATTTAACAAATCTTTATCTAAAATCATATCAATACCTAAATCGGTAGCAATAATAAAATCTTCTATCTTAGGAACTGACTTATTCCACCTAGTATAGTAAGCAAATTCGCCAAATTTCCTTTCGGCTTCTTTCATCTTAATATCAAACTTATATCCGCGGTAATCAATACCGCTGTCTTTTAATGCTTTTAACGTATCAAAAGCTTGCTGGCCTCCATCAGGTTGAACTATAATATATTTATATTCAGTAAATTTATCAAAAAGTTCTAACGCAAAAGGAGATAACTTTTCCGGTTGGAAGTTGGTAGTCCCAGCCTCAATCATTTTCTTTACGCAATTATAAAATGATTGTTTTAACTGCTCAAAATCCTGTTTTACTTCTTCCCCGCGCCTTTTAGCGGCATATAGTTTAAGGATTTGCTTTAATTCTTCCTGATGATCTTTACTTTCCTCAAGTCTTATATCGGACTGATTGATAAAATCCAAGACCTCTATCATTTCTGCATTATCAAAACAAGATGTCGATAGATACGAACTATTCTGCTGTATAGGATAATTCGTAACTACCAATTCATTCTTTCTGGTCATATGGCCTGAACTAGGTGCCGCTAGATTATATTGAGAAAGTATCTTGCGGTTGTATTTTGCCTCTTTCCAACCATCACAAACTTCGTAAGTAACCATCCACTTACCGGGAATAGTCTTAGTGAAGGATTCAAATTCTTCCTGCGTAGGACACCATTTCCAATTCATCTTTGCGCTAGGATATGGCGGATCAAGGAAAGTAAAAGATTCTGCGGTAGAATATTTTTTAACAAAATCCTTATAGTCCATATTTTCTATAGTTACGCCGGCCAATCTTTCTTTTATCTTGGCCAGTCGCGTAGTTAATTTCATTACCTCGCCTTCGGCCCTATCATCGTAGGAGCGCATTTCGCCGGCATCGCTTGCTGCCTTGATATAGACATAGCGGTAGAACTGGTAAACTGGGTCTTTATTTGTCGGACTTTCTTTATATTCACCGAGTAATTTATTAAATGTTTCCTTAGACGTCTTCCAGTCCATTTTATTCAATTCTTCTATCTGCTGGTCAGTGATATTCTGCATGAACTTAAAACACGAAACAATCTCAGAATCCTTGTCATTAATAAACTCTTCCGATCCTTTATTCTTCCTGAATAATACGCTTCCGCCACCTATAAATGGTTCGACATACCTTTTGTGTTCAGGAAACATTGATATTAACTTTCCAGCCACGAAGAACTTTCCACCGGGGGAGCCAAAAGCAGGTTTTACGCCTTCATTAATTTTCTCATTAGAGATTAAGTCTATTTTATCCAAAGAAAAATCTTCTAATAACGGTAGTAAAAAATTATTCATTAATAGCCTCCTCTGTTTCTTCCTGTTCATTTTCCATATCAACACCTAACTGATTTATTACCGCATTGATTACAGTCTTTGCCTGTTTGTCTGTAATCCATTTTTTATCGGAAGCCTGGACAAGTCCTCCGACTAATCCATTCATAGCCTCAGCAACGCCTTTATTATCCCGAGATACTATAGGAGAAGGTATTACGGTAAAACTTCTATCAACATCTTTCTTCAATGTACCGGCAATTATAGCCTGATCTATAGCAAAATTAAACATATGCTTAATCATAAATTTTACTTTTTTCTGTTTTGATTTTAAATTTTTTAAAGTCGGAAGTCCCATTTCCATCGCAGTTTGAAGTTGTATTGCGATTTTACCATTTCTACGAGTAATCATAAATTGATAAGGCATACTAAAACAATAAACCTTACCATTGTATTGTTCTTTTTGAATATTAGATTCGTATCGTTTTCCTCTGTTATTAACTTGTATTCTATTTCTTAAATCTCTTTCAATGATATTGCTACCACTAATAATGTTCCATTTAAACTTTCCTTTTATGGAAATGGAAGTCCTTGAAGAATATCCAAGAAGTAAACAAATAATTTGAAAATCATCCTTTAATTGATTTGAATTTGTAGAATAATTGAAACAATTTCTGCCTTTTCTTTTATCAAATGAACCATCTCCTGCCATCATAGATTTAAAAAGAATTTCTAAGTATGGTTTATCTAACTGCAATATATCTTTCGGTATTCTTTTTTCTTTACTTACACAACCAATATTTTCTTTAAGATAGTGCCAAAGAGATTTATTACTAATATTAAAAACTGTAACACCTTTACCATTATCAGATTCATTGGCCTGAAATCCAATTTTTTTCAGTAAGTTTCGTATAATTTTAACATTATATTCTTTTTTTTGAGCTATTCTGACACAAAATCTATTTTTAGCATTATTAAGATATCCTTCTGAAAGATACCAACCAAGAAAATCTACCCAATCTTTCATCACGAATTTTCTTGGACTATCTTTTATTCTTGATTGAATATCATAAGAAATATAAGGTAATTCAAAATATTCTTGTTTTTTACCAATCCAATTTTTTGCGCCTTCTTTGATATAAAATGTTTTATATGTTATATCTTTTGCCTGAATAATCTCAAATTTTCTTCCTTTATGCGCTTCTTTAATCCACATTCTATGTTCAGGCGTTACTAAAATATCTGTTCTTGTATTAGTAAAATGATACATTTCTCCTTTATAATCATAAAGATATATATTGCCTTTAGGTTTACAGAATTCAATTCTATCTTTATCAGGATTAAAAGTAGCTAATTTTTCTCCTTTTTTAATTTCCCAATATTTTTTCCATCCATTTTCAGTTAAAGTTTCTGTATCTTCACTATAACAGGCGCGAGTAGTGCGGCTTCCTTCGGCAAACCAATGTTCGGGATATCCTGCTCCACCTAATATCTGATTTTTGAATAGCCTTGCTTCTTCTGAAGCGTCAGCCCCTTCTAACTTCGGAGTTTCAGATTTCCATTTAATCTTATCATTATGCGCTCTTATTGAACCTGGCCTAGGAGTAGCCAAAGTCTTGACAAATTCCTGTAATTCTTCTTTGGACATCCCTTCGCACTCAATATCCCATATAAAAGTATTTATCAAAAATGCTCTCTCAAGCCTAGCAAAAAGAAATTGGTCATAGCCATCCAGCCAATCAGCTAAGCGCAATAACGTACTTCTACCGCGTGTAGCAGAACTTACTTTATTAATGGTAAAATAGAAACAATCTCCGACTAATTTTCCGTAAGATTTTGATTTTAGATTTTTATCGATATTAATAATGCTTAATTCTCTTTCAACTTGACCAGTTGGTTTTCTCCATATAAGTGTTTTATTGAGTTTAGCGTTATAAGGATCTTTCTTTATTTTTAATATTGTCTTAGGATCCATATAACTTAATTTAACAGCGCCATCAGCTGAATTAACCCAGACCGGTAAACAAAGTTCTCCGAAAAGATAAAGTTCAACAACATTAATATTCATTTCTTCATCAAGATTATTATCCGGATCATTCCAAAAATTATCTAATACTTCCTTTACGTCCTTATCTTTAGCTGTAAAAGTAAAACCATCTCCGATTACAAAATCTTCGATGATTTCAATTATACGGCCGGCCATAGGGTTGCTATCATATAGGTAAAACGCTATATCCTGCATTCTGCGCTGCGTAAGCAGATTAAGGTCCCTATGCTGGTTAGTAGTCAATGAACGCCATAATGCGTCATCACTTGATCCGCCTACCATTGGATATGATTCGTCTATCTTGCGTAAAATCTCAACATGCCTTTTTTCGCGTTCCTTGAAATCTACTACAACATTTTTTGATTCATCTGCTTTTACTTTTTTTTTCATATTAAATTTCTCCTCTCAATTCTATTTTCGCCTATTACAGAGGCAACCGAAGCACCTCTATGAATAACAGGCTCAATAATCCTTACGTTTCCGTTACCTTCATCTATTTCCTGGCCAGGATCTACACCTACGATAATACCAGCAGCCTTAGTTTTAGGAAATAAATAATTTATTCCGTACTCAAGAGCATTAACCGCATGCGTATATTTATTATCAACATGGTCTGTGCCGATTTTATTTAATGTAACATTTTTTATGCACTTAGCTAAATCCAAACATGTAGGTTCATTGGAGATATTAAATTGCGGCCGGCCATGGATATATTTTTTAAGACAGGACTTTACGCACTTCATTTTTTCGTCATTGGATAGTTCACGGCTCTTTATATCTATTTGGCCATTAGATACACTCTTCCAATCATCTATAACGCTTGTTTTAGTAATCCTGCTTCTTTTACCGCCTGATTTATCACCGATAAATGTTATTTCCTTAATTTCCCCGGTATAACCTACAGCATCAAGACTTTTAATAAATTCCCGGTATAATTCAGGCGTAAGCATATTAAAGAATAATTTATAATAAATACAGAACAATCTTTCCTCAAAATCTTTCTGAGCGAATATCCAACCTTCTCCCTCTAGGCCAAAATCCATAAATGCGTATAATTTTGATTTAGGATTAAGATATACCTTATGGCCTAACAAATGTATTCCGTCATCGTATTCAGGATAGGATCTGTTAGTCTTAGCCTTATCATAACCTACTAAAACTTCCTGCGCTATTTCAGATTCAGTCATAGCAGCAGTTTTTTTATCAAACCAGGCTTTATCGTGTTGCGGGTTATCTGTCCAGGTAAAATGCATTTTCTTAAAACCTGAATTTGGCAGATCCTTTATTTCAGCAAATTTATTATTAAAACTTTCAGTAGGCGGAGTAGAATTTATAAAAACAGTATTGGTAGCATTTCGTATTCCTTTCCACATTTCATCAAGACATTCTATAAAAGCAGCCTCATCAACAAAAATAAACTTATACTGTGTATCGCGGCCGGCTCTAGGGTTAGCTGATTCTCCTTTAATCACCGAATTCATAGATGGAACAGAGAATATAAGAAACGGATTATGGATCGCCGGTTTTAAGAATGGCGGAAGCCTTTGGTACATAAATAATAACCGGCCATGCAAAGCATGAAAAGTATTACCAGAGTCCTGGACTTCCGATTCTTTTCTTGAAATATTAAGCGCTGTAAAACCTTTAGTATATAAAACCTGATGTAATTCCCATCCCATAGTTGTCCAAGAAATTCCGAGATCGTGAGGTTTATCTACAAATAAATCTTCATATTTATCTAACTGTTTAACTAATTCTATCTGCTTAGGAAAAAGAACAAATGGAATAATAGAAGGAGTTTTACGGGTATCCATTGTCCAAGCATAGTTATTAAACCAATAAATAATATCTTCAGCACAACGCCGGTATTCTTTTACTTGCCATTGCCTAGCTTCTGCCGGGTTGCGTTTGGCTATTTCTTTTTGCCAATCTATTCTTTCTAAATTATTATTAACTAGGATCTCCACTTGCTATCTCCTCTGCAGTCATAAATTTTGTTTCTTTCTCTTTGTGCATTACTCCACCTAAAAGAAATACTTCGAGCCGCATCAACCTTTCCAGGTCCTTGATATTTGAACCATTTATTAAAGCGCCGATTATCTTTCCTTCGCCTTTACAGGCCGGGCATAATTGTTTAATTCCGTCATCCCCGACTTGTGTACCTGTACAATTACAGCATTTACAAGGTTTATTTTTTACTCTTTCTTCGACATTATCTATAGCCTCCCGGACAGTTTCAAGCATTTTGATCCTGCGTTCTTCAAGAAGAACATTGAATTTCTCGGAAATCTTATCTTGAAAAACAGTCAATCTATATTTAAGAGGTTTTATTCCTCTTTTTTCATCACCGCGTTCAAAATACTTCTTTGCGGTTTCAAAACATATATTGGCTTTCTTGGCTGCTTTTTTTAATGAAATATCTTCAGCCAAATAACTGAATAATTCATCTATCTTTGGTTGAGGTAAAGAATACCTATATCCGTGTCCTTCCTTGGGGAGTTTTGGCAATCTTAAATTTGCTAAAGATCGTTCATTCATTAATGGGCCTCTTTCTTTCTGACCAGGAACTCAATAACGCCTGTCCTTTTATCTGCGCCATTATTAAATGTAGCGTAAAAGAATAACGTAAATGTTCCTACAACTAAAGGCGTATATTTATAATATATCTGAGTGGTAGCTATTGTGGCCGCAGTTTCAGTTAAGACCGCTGTAGCCGTACCTACTTTCCAGATCTGTACCTTAGCAGATCCGCTATCAGGCGATTGAGGTACGCCATCAATCTCGAATGATCCACGAAAAGTTACATTATCCGATACATAGTATTGGTGTTTAATATTCGGCATTAATGACCTCCTTAATGTTCTTTAAATTTATAATCATAAGTATTATCTTTAAATTTATAATCATAAGTATTATCTTTAAATTCAACTTTATTTGGTAATGAAGAAGCCGAACTGGAACTTGAACTCGATGAACTAGAAAAACTTGAACTGCTAGAAGAACTCGAGCTACTTGAACTAGATGAACTGCTCGAAGAACTTGAACTGCTGGAGCTACTCGAAGAACTTGAACTGCTAGAACTACTCGAAGAACTTGAACTGCTGGAACTCAATGAACTGCTCGAAGAACTTGAACTGCTGGAGCTGCTCGAAGAACTTGAACTGCTGGAACTGCTTGAAGAACTTGAACTGCTGGAACTGCTTGAAGAACTTGAACTGCTGGAACTCAATGAACTGCTTGAAGAACTTGAACTGCTGGAGCTGCTCGAAGAACTTGAACTGCTGGAACTGCTTGAAGAACTTGAACTGCTGGAACTCAATGAACTGCTTGAAGAACTTGAACTGCTGGAGCTGCTTGATGAACTTGAACTTCTGGAGCTGCTTGAAGAACTTGAACTGCTGGAGCTACTCGAAGAACTTGAACTTCTGGAGCTGCTTGATGAACTTGAACTTCTGGAGCTGCTTGATGAACTGGAACTGCTGGAGCTGCTTGAAGAACTTGAACTGCTGGAACTCAATGAACTGCTTGAAGAACTTGAACTGCTGGAGCTGCTCGAAGAACTTGAACTGCTGGAACTGCTTGAAGAACTTGAACTGCTGGAACTCAATGAACTGCTTGAAGAACTTGAACTGCTGGAGCTGCTTGATGAACTTGAACTTCTGGAGCTGCTTGAAGAACTTGAACTGCTGGAGCTACTTGATGAACTTGAACTGCTGGAGCTGCTTGAAGAACTTGAACTGCTGGAGCTGCTTGATGAACTTGAACTGCTGGAACTCAATGAACTGCTAGAACTACTAGAAGACCTAGAGGAACTAGAACTACTAGAACTGAATGAACTGCTAGAACTACTAAAGGAACTAGAAGAACTAGAACTACTAGAACTGAATGAACTGCTAGAACTACTAGAGGAACTAGAAGAACTAGAACTACTAGAACTGAATGAACTACTAGAACTACTAGAGGATAACGAACTGCTAGAGGACGATGATGAACTAGCATCCGTCGTTGCATACATATTATCTATATAAAAAGTATTTGCCATTATGCGTCCGCGTTAACGATGGTTATAGTTAATTTATCTATTGCATCTTTATCTGCATTAGCAACTCCTGATATATCAAATTGGACATGAAGAAAATCCCCATCTGTATGTAGTATATTAGGTGTAACTTCAATATTTACTCCGCCAGAATCATGCAGGCCTATTTTTATATTTTCACCTGTCCTAGACGCCCTAATATCAAATACCCATGTATTTTTATTAGATAGATCTATTGGTGGACTAATAGTATATATTAATGTTTTTCCATTACTATCAGTTATCGCCGCAATCCCTTTTAATGAATGCGAACCTTGAGTTATATAAGGAGTAGAACCAGCGTAGGATTGCAAACTAGCACTAACATATACCTTAAACCATAAATCCCAACCCCCAACGGCTGTCCACGAAGCTCCGCCATCCGAACTATAACTAAGGTCGCCATCAGGATAATAATCTGCACCAGTCTTATCCCCTGTTAAATTCCAATAGTTATTTGTAGTTTGATTATCGCATAGCACCACCAAATGATAAGTAGTTGCCCCATTTAGAGTAAAAGGCGTGGCAAAAGTCCCTTTTACGCTACTTCCATCCCCGGGCGGAGTAACGACTATGCTCGCATTGGCATTAGCAAGTGTGCCAGAAGGCTTTCCAGCGTTGTTCGTTTCTATCCTTAATGTCCAGTTTCCTGCGGGAGTTCCTGTATGAGAAAGTTGCTTGACCTCAATAGCGGTAATGGTAAGAGCAGAAGATAACTTAAAACCTTGCGACCTTCTATATTCTGTGTCGCTAATATCCCCTAACTGATGTGCGTCAGTGCCGGATGTATTTTGCTGGTCAACGGCTTCAGCAGCATCCGTTACATACCTCGCCTGCGTGTTAGGGTCGTTATCGCAAGCCTCCATATAGTCAATTTCGATTACTGCCATGATATCTCCTAATAAAATAGAAAACTTAATTTATAATGTTACTAACCACTTCTTTACTTCATTCTTGTATTCTCCGGGCATTATCGAGGCCCGCGATATTTTATTTCTTTTGGTAAATGATTCTTTCGCTAAATTATGACAATCTTTGTATAAAGTTTTGCCATTGTTTATTTCCCAAAAAGGTTGAATGGAAATATTTTTGAGAACAATAAATTTGTCTTTTCTTACCATTAAAATTTATCTTACAAGTTAAACATAATTTTATCATTTTTTAAGTAACCATTCTGTTATTGAACCATCTTGATATTCTTTTATATTAATTCTTTTAATAGGTAATTTTGTAAAACATTCTGCTTTAAAATCTCGTTCTAATAAACAAATTCTTTCTGGCGGTAGTATGCTTAATGCCGCATGAAAATTTCCAGAAACACAACATATGAAATATGAACAATTTTGGATAATTCCTAAAAGTGTAGAAACTTTTGGAGGGATATCTCTAATATGCCTATCAATGAAATCATATCGTTCGTTAACAGGATTATGAAACACATGTTTCATTAAAGTTTCTATAGGTATATATCCCGCTTCTTTTGTTTCCTGCCATACTTTTTTTGCTACATCATAAGGAACATTAGCACTATCTGGTAAACAAGTAATCTGGAAATGAAATCCTACTAATCTATTTTTACCTTGCGTTAATTTCTTGTGGCCGTTTACTGGATCGATCCCGAGTTCATGTACGCAACAATATTCACCTTTAGTCAATTCAATCTGGCCTTCGGACATTGGAAAATCTATATCCGCGATAATATCATACATGCTTTCCGGTAGGTCATTAAAAAAAGAACCGTCGATTAACCTTACGCATGTATCAGTTAAATCGGCGGTTACTTCTTGGAAACCCAAACCTTTTTGGACTGCCAGATCAAATATAACATCAGGAAACTGTTTTGTCAATGCCTCAAATGGATTTAAGAACATCACGAGATCTCCTAGGCCATGCCAAAATACAAGTAGCACGCGATTAGGTTTTAATTTTTCGATATATTGCGATAGTTTAGGTTTATCACATTCCCATAATCTTTGCAGTCTTAGCATTTTTTCTCCTTTAGTTTTTTAATCTGGTTTTTTCCAGACTTAATTAAAAATTTAAAAGTCCTATCAACCTTTAAAGAATTGATGAAATCTACATCCACAAACCCCCCGTAAGTAACTCCTTTATATACTATGGCAAATGCAATACAATCAACATCTGGCAATAGCATATTATTTTTACCGCTAGCTGTTTCTGTATGGAAAGGATTAAGTAATGACGGTATTTTATTCTTCATATGGTAACTCCGGGTGTCTATAATTTTTATGTTCAATCTGAATTTTATAATCCAACATCTTCATAAAGTTCTCATAGAGCAAATTCATTGCGCCTTTGGCTTGATTATCCATGTGTGCCATGGTTAATTCGGATTTATCTGCCTTCAAATATGCAGCAGCGCAGTTGTGCCGATTATCTAATTGGCAGCCACGCCACTTTTTATGGTAGTATTGGCCATGATAACTGAAGATAGGAATACCGCATTCAGTTTTTATCAGACCGCGATCCATAATGGCGCGGATATAAGGCTTTAATAACTGTTCATTAGTGGCAAGCCATTGAATACCCGGTAAAACCACTGTTTTATCAGCGCTGCCTGCCTCAAGCAAGCATATATTCATAGCATCCATATCCGGCGCTTTAAAGTTTGTACCTTTCATTTCATTAAATCCTTCAATGAATATATTAAATGACTTTGCTAATGCATCACCCCAAATATTAGCGTCAATAAAAAGAGGGCAATTACAGAGATCAACCGGGTTATAATATCCTTGAGGAATTATCCACTTGCCATTAAATTGATGATGAGGATCATCATAAACCTTATTCTGTTCTTTACCGGAACATACTACTAATCCGGTCTTTGCCGCAATCTCAAAATAATGAATAGGATCTCGGGTAAAAATCATATCCGCGTCTAATACACAAATTGCGTCATAATAAATACCTATAGCGCTAGCATACCAATATCTCTTACGGCAAACAACCTCACTCAAACCATGCGCTGATTGAATTTCTTCTTCCATAATTTCTTTATAAAGAACCTTAAAACTTAATTTATCAAACTGGTCTAATACTTCTTGAGATATTTTATAACCAAAAAAATAAACATCCTGCTTATTACCTACATAATCAAGAGAGTTGAGTTCGGCAACAACTTCTGGTAAATATCTAATATCAGCGCATACTACAAATGCGTATTTAGATTTTTCCATTATAAATCTCCTTTACATTTAAACATTAAATAATGGCTATTAGTTTCCCGTTCAGGATCGCCGCTCTCGCCTAAACATTCTATCTGGCTAAAACCGGCCTTCTCTAATAATTCTCTATGCGGACCTTCTTTACCTCCTAGGTTAGTTTCAAAATATAATATCTTGCATTTAGTCCTTAACATTTTTAAATATTCAAACCTATCTCCTTTTAAATGTCCTAATACAGCGCAGAAAAATATGATGTCAAAAGTATTATTCTTTAAACATATACCATCTTCAATATCATTAGGTAAGCAATGAATATCTGATCCTTCAGCATAAGCTAAAGCAGCGACTAAATCTATTAATCTATGAGTATTATGATTTTGTTTTTCTATCGCTAATACGTATTTGGCGCCGCGCCTAGCCGCTTCCCGAGCCAGCATACCGCAAGAACAGCCTAAATCGGCGACAATTAGTCCAGTAAAGTCTTCAGGAAAGAATTGTAGCCGTTTATTGCTTCTTGGCCCTTTACGTATCAATTTACCTTTGCAATAGATATCCTGGTAACTATCCCAGTTGAAATCTATCTCTCTTTGGATGATATACTCTAAAGTAATGCCGCGTTCATTTAGATATCCTTGCATAAACGCATCTTTATATTTTTTATTCATTTTATAAGGAAGCAAAATATATCTTACGATTTCTTCTTCCGGAAAATCAGTATAATAAAGTTTAGAGAAATCACAAAGCATTACTCGGCCGTTATCTGCTTTTATAACATTACCATATTGTAAATCATGACTGGCAATGCTTAAACCTTTTGCATTTCTGATATTATGCATTTTGGCCATATAAATTCCCCATTTATAAAAATCATTGGCTATGGCCGCTTCTTCTTGAAGAATAAAATCCGCGATTTCTTTGGCCGATTTATTTTGTATTTCTAATTCTACTTTTTTATTCAAGAAGTCCTGCTGAATATGCAAAAAATCCTTGCCTTCAACCCACTCGCTTTCAATGGTAATGATTTCAGGTCCGGTTATGATATTCAATATCTTAGGAATTTCTAAGCCTTGATCCTGTAAAAACTGTCTTATGGATATGGTATAGTCATTAATAAGAAGTTCTTTTATCTTCTTATTACCATCCCTATATGCTTTAAAACCGTAATGTTCCATTTATTTTATGATATACCAGGTAAAATCATCTCCGGTTATAATCCTATCGTCAAACCTTTCTTTAATAATTTCGGTAAGTGGGTGGCATTGTAAATAATCATGCCCACCAAATATCCCTCCCGGCTTGACTAACGGATAATATAATTCCAAATCTCTGGTGATCCCACTCTTGCTATGATCTCCGTCTATCCAGACAAAATCAAATCCTTCTTTAGTAAACCTATCAGAAACATCAGAACTTTTATGCTGAATAATTATTACTCTATTTTTATACTCAGGTACCATAAGTCGTTTTATAGCATGCGATTTATTATTATCATGATATGATTGCGGTTGGCCGGCCTCATACGGCTCATCACCGGGAGGAACTTGATCTCCTTCGCGGTGTTCCCAAGGATCGATTGTATATAGGAAACAATTAGGGAGTGCCGATAATATCGCCACAGTTAAATCGGCGCATTTAGTGCCGATTTCAATCCCCGTAACCCTTACATCCTTAAAATGACGCTTGAATAAATCTTGGACTACTGCTGATTGCATCATAGTAAACCTCTGTTTTTATTTAGCCATTCAGCTAAATATACCTCATTTTCTATATGGACATGATTATCACTTAAACTCATATTCAAAAATCCTTCACTATCGGCGTATTTATCGTAAACATCTATGAAAACAAACTCGGATTCACTTAATTTCTTATTCATATATTTGACATAATCCAACCGTTCGATATCCGATCCTAAGAATGGAAATCCAGCGTTTTCAGAAGCTAATGAGCGTCGCGGAGGCGGTACTACATTATAAATCAGGATATTCTTATTTACCGCAGCATTTAACCTTATCGTATCTAAATAATTCTTTACCAATATATCTATTGTGTTCTGCCAGGGCTGGTATTTATGAACATGGCACCTGCAATCAATCTCACCCCAACAAAAAACAATACCAGCATCGATTGGTATATCTTTAACCAATATCGGTTTAGATAACCCTAAACTATGCATTGTCATAGGCCCGCAGGTCCTAGTGATAACTCCGGGTATTTTAAGCCATGCATGCCAGCAATGACTGTCGCCTATGGTATATATCATTTTGGCCTTTTTATAAAACCTTTTTCATAAACATCTGAACTAATTTCTGGTATCATATTATTGAATTTTTCCATAAAAGATTTAACTAAATTATAATTATATTCTATCTTATCAATAACATCTTTACTGTTTTTATGTATATCAAGTTCTGAAGCGATCCGGCCTTCCTGCCACCAGCGACAATGCCAACCGTAAAGTTGCTGACCTATACTATTAAATATTGTATCTCCAGTGGGACCTATCCGCAATAAAGTTTCAGCCCAAATAGAATCGCATACCCATAGATACCTATCTAGACCTAAAATTCTATCCTTAGGAACATGTTTACAGATAGACCTATTATGACAGATCATCGGATGCGTGGCTTCTCCTTTAAACGGGTCTTCTGTCTGGAAATTGACTAAATCAAAAAAAACTTCCGAATATTGATATCCAGAAAAGTTTATAGAATCAAAAGCGGCGCACATCGACCTATCCCAAATTCCTTTATCATTACCGAAAGGCATATCTTGAACCTTAGCAAAGCTGAATGGAAATTCACCGGAAATAAATATACCGGATTCGGATATCTTAAAATAAATATCTAAATTCGCAAAAACAAACTGATCTGCCTGCAGCAAACAAACAGATTTATACTTACCTTCTTTTAATAATTTTCGCGCCAATAAAGAAACAGGAAACCATGGATCAAGCATAGGATATGCTTGATTACTTCTTTTATCTACAAAACTATTTTTATATTCAGATATTAACGTATCTAATCTATACCAATTTACATTGAATGGAAATGCTTCTGTGATTCTTTCTCTATGTCTAGGATCCCATAGATCATCATGGACTATCTCCCAATCGGCATTAGTTTTGAAATAATTCTGTGCGTTCATAGTTGAAATTAATCCAAAACTATAAGCGTTAGAAGAACCAACTATAAATGCGTAATCGCTTTTAGGTTTCATTCTTTCCAATACCTCTTTTCCGAATCATAACCGTCCATCTTACGCAAAATCGCTAATCCATAAGCGGAAGACCATATCCTGCACCACTCGAAATTATAATGATTATTCAAAAAAGGAATTATTTTATGGAATGCTTCCTCTGAAGGCCCATAAACATCATGCATAATAAAATATCCCTGGCCGTTGCCTTTAATCCTAGGATATAAGACCTCGAGCTCATGCATAACGTGTTTGGTATCGTGGGCGCCGTCTTGGAAGATCAAATCAAATTCGATATCCTTAAATGTTTCAGCCGTAAGATTAATCGAATCCATATTGATTATTGTCGCCGGCAGGCCATCTAATCTTTTTTTAGCTAAATCAGTCTGCACTATATCAATCCCATAATACTGGCCGTTATCTATCTGATATCTTACGCCGTTATCCTTGACCGCATTAGCTAGATACCATGCGGTATAGCACTCAGCATGGCCTATTTCCAAAATCTTATGCGCTTCTATTGCCCTAGCAAGAAAATAAAGCATAGGGCCGAAGAAAGTTATCGTAGAATTGATATTAATAAAATGCGCTGAATGGATCAACTCCATAATCGGTGCTGGATGTTGCGTAAAATATTCAACATCTTTTGGGTGTTCGATATAGCGGTTAAAATAGGTAACTAATTTCTTATCCATTGAATTCCATTCTTTCTTGTATTGTAGGCAGTCTTTCCCGGTCGCATTTCTTATGGCACTCTTGGTTTATACATACCATAACGCTGTATCTAGACATATTATGTGTCCTTTGTTCAACTTTTATTTTCTGTTTAGGACAATCGTCTTCCATTAGAAATATCCGCTTCCATTAGTAGAATTATCTGTATAATTCTGACTTGTGTAAGTCCAGCCATTCCCATAAGTTCTTATTACTATATGAAATATAGAGGCCTCTAGCGGACTTAACAATGCTTTCAAATGATTATCGTATTCATCTTTATCATTTACCAATATATCGCAAGCGGCATTTATTAACTTCATCAATTCCTGATTCCGCCTCTGTCAGGATGATGGATTAACGCTAATTCTCTGCGCTTCTTATTGACATCTTGTTTGCTGCAAAAATTAGGTAATCCAAGTTTTTCATATAAATTTACGTTAGGAAATCTTTTTGGCAACGCCTATTCCCTTTCCGTCATGATTTTCCATAAATGTAAAATTAGCGGCATTGATCTTCTTGAATTCGTCCCAGACATCCTGCAGGGAACAACCGTCAGGGGTCAAATCATCGAAAACAATAAAACCGCCGATATCTAATATATTTACCGCATTAGCAAGATCCTGCCTGGCATAGTCTTTATCGTGGTTTCCGTCAACTAAAATGTAATCAAACTTATAATCCGGAAATTTCTGGGCGTAGGCCGGTATCTGCGCTAAGGAATCTCCTACCAAGAATTGAACTTTATCCACCGGAAGATTTAAATATTTAAGATTATTGAACACTACCTCAGGTGTGGCCGGAGCCTCGGTAAAGGTATCGCAAAGAACTATACGCTCAATGATATTTGTATCTATAAAAGCGGATAGCAACTGGCAAATCGATATCCCTGTTCGGCAGCCGATTTCCAAAATTCTCTTTGGCTCAATAACTGAACCTAAGAACCAAGCAAAGTGATAAGTATCCATAAATTTATCTTTATTTTTATTGTAATGCCAAAGATAGGCCTCAAGATACTTATCTTCTGGATTTATCTGTTTTAATATACGCATAGTATTAAATATCGCGGAGTCAGTCTGGGGTTGATGATAAAAATCACCCAATTCTTCAGGTATATTCGCAGTCCCTTTCAATTCATCTTTCTTTGGTGTTACTTCCTTATTTAAATTTAGAATAAAAGGCCCGCCGGTTTTATTTTTATCTTCCATTTTATCTTCTCCTTTTAAGTTAAGTATAACTGGTTTTTCATTTTCATATCTTAATACTCCGCCTAAATAATAAATTTCAACAGCCCTGGCAATATCTTCGGGCCGAATTAACTCCATACACATCGGAGTTTTATTCTCGGCCTTAAAAGTGCATTCCTCTATCCTCGACCTCCAGCACCCGTCATATACAGCGCATTTAAGCGCGCCATTAGTATAGAGGAAGCGGTGATCCGGATTTAACTGCCATCTTACGCCTTCCCGAGCTCCCGAAACAACGACGCAGGGCTTGGATAACGCGGCCATGATAACCATCTGCATGGATACCGGGCATATGGCGCCCTCGGCATATTTCGACAACAAGAAAAGCTGCCTGAGGTTAGTTTTACCTCTTAAATCGATTACGCCGTCCAATAGCGGGTGGGTATGAGCTGAATGGCCTACCTGAACGAATTTAATCTTGTCTTTAAGCAAATCCACAACCTGCTGATAATACGGATAGTATTTTAAAGTATAATCATTCTTTACGCCGGCATTTATTATCCAGTATTTGCCCTCTACCTGTCTAGGCAGCGACAGTTCTTCTTTAGAGAAGAAGATATCCGGTTTCATCCCGGTGCGAGGTATATCGATACCTAACTTCTGCGCTAAGAACATCCTATGCCCATCAGCGAAAGGCAGGCCCGACATACCAGAGATATGGATCAAAGGATAGTGCGAAATTATATATTTAGTGTCCCCGACTAAAACAGGAGGCAAGCTTTCGTTCTTCTTCAGGTCCTCAATCGCTTTATTCGCGGCCGCAGGATCAGGAACATCGATATGCGTGATATAAGGGCTATTCTGGTAAATCTCATTGCAGGGAGTCCTGACATCGGTAATGTATTTACCCGGATGAGCCTTATGTAAAGAGCGCAGCGCAATTGACATTATCAGTATATCCCCGGGACTTAAATCATTAACTAAGACGATTTTTTCCATTACTTGTCTCCTTTTCTGAATACGCAGTATTCAATTGTTTTTGGCAGTATGATAAAATTCTTCTTTACGCCTTTAGCCTTTAATTGCCCGATGATATTATTGATTACCTGCAGATCATCATTAGAACTTACTTTAAAAATGATAAAATCATTAGTGTTTATCTGTTCGATTTCTATCCCGGTTACGTAGGCAATTGTGCCTTCCAGTTTTTCTATTTTTAACTTTTCTTTTCCCATTATGCACCGTCCTTCTGGAATATTATTGAGTGTATGTCTTCTCTTGGCGGACATTCCGACATTGAATTTACCAATAGTGAGAAACCATAAAACTTAAATAGCGCTTCCAATAACTCAACGCTGTAGTAATGCAGGTGCTCTCCGGGCTTAAAATGCTTCCACTTATCCCAAAATACGCCGATAGGTTTTATCGGCATGGCTATGGCCACAAAATCGGTATTCTGCAATAAAGGCGCTAAGTCCGTAAAATCAGGAATATGCTCCAAGACATCCCAAAGAGTAATCAGGTCATACTGCTTATGGCGGATTCCTGTCTGCGGCACCGGCATAATATCGAAGGTGTCCATATTCTCGTCTTTAATATAGGAAGGCTTGAACGCGGAAAACCAACCCACTCCGCAGCCGTAGTCCAGGACTACCGGCCACTTATTATTAAAATGCAGAGCGGAAACAAAATCCCAGCGAATATCATTGATTTGTTTGGCGGTATGGGTGTGGATCCTTAAAAGATTGAAGTAATAATTGACATCATATTTTATCATTCTTACCCCTTAAAGCGATCTTATAGAACCGTCGCTTAATTTATAGGTCCCAGAAGCATGGGTCTTGGTGATTGAATTATTTATTTTAACATCTTTTATCTCAGGAAGTTCTAATCCCGGGATACTAACAACATATTCCTCATACCAGGGTGAGGTATTAATGGCCTGGTTAATCGATTTAGCTATGGTAATGACACTTATCGACCTGGCATTGGCATCCAATGACTGGCGTTCCAATATCCTGTCCAGCCGGCCATCCTTTAAATCGAATAAGTCGTGCTTATAAATCTTGATCCTGTTTTGGATAGTGTTCTTATCTTTCTCCAATTCCTCTATCTTCTCGAAGGTCAGGCGCACTGCTTCCTTGATAGCAGCCACCTGTTTAGCCTTGATCTCGAGTTTTAAAGCGTCCAACTTTTTATCTTCCATTAATGCTCCTTTCTTAAACAGGGATAAAATAAATTTTATACTTCTGCGATAGTTTTAAGAAATATTTATCGGCGTCCTGGGGGTCTTTAAAAGTAAGGATGAGTTGCAGGTTTAGCTTACTGTTATCTACGATAACGCCCTCAAAGGTAACTTCGCCGGTAGCGTAATCCTTCTTTGATAAAATAAATACAGGCTCTTTTAATTCGAGTTGTTCCATTTAGGCCGCCTCCTTAAGCGCTTCTTATCACAGCCAAGATGTCCTCATCCTTAATCAAGAACAATTGCCTGTCCTTTTGGCCGGGTATTTTAGATACCTCTATTATTTCGGTGTAAGAATATTTGGAAAACAGCACAATATCGCCGCTGGTTATCTTAAATTTGATATCACTATCGCCAGCCACCGCGATGACCCGGCCCTTGGTCGGCGCCTTAGGCTTAGTCTGGCCGGGTAAACTTACCGCGCTGTCATCCCCCGGGATAATTATGCCTCCTGGAGTCTTTTGTTCCTTAGTCTTGGTGTCTTCAGGCTCAACCAGCACCCTCTTATTTAACGGATCCACTATATTCATCCTTTTCAAATTCCATTAGATTCGACAGGCGTATTTTCAGCCTGATTTTTCTTCTTTCTGCCACCTCTTGCACCGTAATATCTCGCTGAATAGCAGGTAAGAATTTTCATAATATCCTCTGCTAATTCTTCTTCGTATTTCTTTTCTTTGGTTTCCATTATCTCAACTTCAATTTCAAGATTTGTAAAAATTGCATCAAGATATTCATATCCAAATCGGGCAAGTCTATCTTTGTATTCAATCAGCACCCGTTCAACTTTACCCTCAAAGCACATCTTGATTAACTTGTGTATGCCATTTCGTTTTTCGTTTATTCCGCTGGCAATCTCGTCAATCAAAACATACTTGTAGCCTTTGGCTTCTGCGTGTTTCCGTAACCTGTCTTTCTGCCGTTCAAGATTCTCTTTCTGTTTTGCCGTTGAACATCTTGCGTAAATCACAGTCAACTTTTCTTGCTTCTCTTTCTCGACTCCCATATAAGCGTCTAAGTCTTCCTGACGGAAACGCCGATGCTCACCAGTAGTCTTGAAAGACTTTATCTTTCCGTTGTTGGCAAGCGTCTTGAGAGTGTTTATTGACACCCCAAGATAACCGCTTGCTTCTGTAATTTTATAGATTTTCATGCGATACTCGAACAAATGCCGATACACTCTGTTTCTTTTTCATCATCCGTATCGTAATATGATGACAACTCCCCCCGTTCTATCCGCCCACGAAACGCCTCAAGAGTTTC